CCTCCAGGTTTATCACCCTTCGACTCGGTAAGACGTTAAACTCGCAAGACTATAAGATGCAAAGCCAGAAGTAGCAATGCGTATGGATCCCCACACCTATGCCCCGGTGTGGCTGACGATCTTTGTAGGCCGAAGCCAATCATGGCACGGCACACGCTCGTCGAACGTGTGCCGCGGTGAGCAAGCAGGTCACTACGCTGCAGCTCGGTCAAACAATCAAAATAGAAAGAGAAAAGGGGGGGTGCGAGAATTGTTTGTTTGTTTTTGTGTTTTATGTGCAATAAGCAATCGCGAAAGGTAGAATAGATAGAACAAAAGCGCAAGGGCGCGAACACGTCAACGTCACGAATAGTGTATTGGTGACTTAGGCAGCAGCAGCGGCGCTAGGCCCAGCAGCGCCATTGGCGCGCAAGCTGAGCCCGCCGAGCGCTTGGCGCAGAGCGGAAGCGACCATGCTGTTGCTGAGGTCGGTGTTCGGGCGCGGCGTGTCAGGCATGGACTCAACACCGTCCTGAGCTTCGAGAGCTGCGAGACGGCGTGCCAGGGACTTGGTGAGTTCGCGTGACTCGGCGAGCTCGCGCTGGAACTCGGAGGCATGCTGCGCGGAAGCATAGAGCTGTTTGCGCAGAGCACGCTTGTTGGAAAGGCCAAGCGTGGCAGGCGGGCTGGGGCCGAAGTCGCCGGCACCGATGTCTGAGTCCATGGCGTTGATCAGCACAGTGACGCACATGACTTGGCCGGCAGAGGGGGCAATGAACTCAAGGTAGTTCTCGGCAGCGGACTCGGCAATGGTGGAGAAAGTGTACACAGCAACGTTACCCTTATCGGTCTGGGCAGTTGCGAAGTCGTCGGTCAGACCGTAGGCATTGAGGCCCCACGTCTGGTTGTTGACTTCGAAGTTGCTGGAATCGACACCAGCGAACGCCTTGAGCACGGTCACGTCGTTGCCCCAACTGGAAAGTCGCGGGTACTGCGTGAATGAGTAGGCCGCAGGCACAAGACTGGTGATGGTGACCTGGAATGAGCCAGCATAGCCGACAGGTAGCGCGAGGCGAGTGTTTTCGGCGCCAGGGAAGAGTTTGACGGGAAGGGAGCTGGCCTGGTCCCACTGTGCGAGACCAGAGGCCGTTTGGAAGAGCTCACCATCCGCCAAGCGCAGGGCGCTGAAAAGAGCGGAAGTGCCAGCGTGAATGTCGGGCAGCTTCGGCTTGAGGAAGGTGATGTCGTACACAGCCCAGAGCTCACCGACAACGGCACCGTCGGCGGCTGCGGGCATGCCGACAGTCGACACCTGGAAGATGCCGACGTCGTTGAAGCGGGTGTCGTCGTTGAGCTGAGGCCCGTTCGTGGAGTTGATGTAGCGCACGTCGACCGAGCTCTCACTGGCTGCACACTCGATGGGGTGAATGAATGAGCGATCAGGCGTGTCACTGGTGGTGAACGTGTGGTTGTCGACAGCCAGCTGGTTGGAGAGCGGCGGCTCCTCAGAGTCGTACTCGGTGCTCATCATGACTGCTCCGAGCTGCACAGCTGCGGAGTAGTTGGTGCTGCGAGACTTGTACTCGAGGATCATGCCGTTGAGCTGGTACTGCGTGAAGCAGTTGGCCACAGTCGAGCCCCAGGGGAACAGCACATCAGCTCCACGCAGACCAGGCTGGATGCGGTAGGACTTAGTAGAGAAGGCAGTGGACCCGGTGACAGCACCGATGAACTCACGATGAGTCACACGCGGGTTGCCCTTGGCAGTAGCGAACTGCACGTTCATAGCACCCATGTTCATACTGTCAAGGTTCACGACTCCACCGCGAGCACGGTAGGCCTCGTTGGCAGCCCGGGCACGGTCGCGGTAGGTGGCAGCGTTGGCATTCGGATTGCGTGCGCCGCGATAGCGCCCACGACCCGTGATAGCCTTGAAGATGCTTACGCCGCTGTCGACGATACCACCGACTCCACCGCCGACAGCGCCGCCAAGGTCGGAGAAGTAACCGCCTCGGCCTTTGACGCGGTTGAAGCGTGTGGGAATGTAATCGCCGCGGCCCTTCACCACCACGGTGGTTTTGGGCTTCGCACGAGGCGGCGCCTTCTTCTTGAGCAGCAGCACAGTCTTCTTCGCTTTGGGCGGCATAGTGGGGCGACTCGAGGGAGAAGGGAAGGGGAGAAGTAGGGGGTAGGGGGAGAGTCTCGTATGCGTTGTCGGACAGGGCCAACAAGTACAGAGACAGGGGGGGGAGAATGAAAGGGTGGAGGAGAGGTGAGAGTGGTGGGCAACAAGACGTCGTCGTGTTGGCGCAGAAACGGGAGATTTCGAAGGTCCGGGTTAGGAACCTGGCTGTGTGCGCGGGGCAGCCATCTCCCGGGGCCATGCTAATTGCACAGCCCGACGTCGCGAGAAATCATCCGTCGCACAGGGTCAAAACTCACGTGTGCGGGCAGTGTATTGACGGATGATAGTAATTTGTCGAAATCTCGGGTAGTGCGCTCACTCCACAGGTACTTCTTCTCCAACCAAGCATAAGTCTCTTCAGTAGCCGGAGTAGACTCAACGACACTGAAAGGCTTGGCTTCTTGCATGCGCCGCAAGTACTCAGCGATGCGCTTAGCACTAACGCCTTTCTGAGAGGGCGGCAACAAACGCTGTACATGAGCGGCAATGACAGCGAAAGGCGGCATGAAAGGATAAGCCGCAGCAAGAGCGAAAGCGTCGGCGTAAGCAACAGCACGGGCCATGTTCGGGGTGTCAGGATTGACATAGAATCCGAACTTGGGGAGAAGCTTGCCGGGTTTGGGACAATAGACTCGCGTGTTGCCAACGGGAACAAAGTAGCCAGAGCAGAACTCAGCATCGTCGGGGTCTTTCCGCAGCTGCGGCTCGGGCCGCAGACCTAGCTCGCGGAGAATGGTCGTGAGACGCGCAACATCGCCAGGCAGCATTGGGCGACACGTGGTGCCGTGGATGTTGACTATGCCGAGCTCGTGCAAAGCATAGAACAAGACCAAACCGTTGAGCAGCGAATTGCCACAACTGGTGTTGGCATCGCCGGACTTGCGAGTGCCAGGCACATGGTAGGACACACCATGTGGAGTCGTACCATAGGTCTTGTCGGACTCACGCAACTTGTTAATGAGCGAGGCGGGCATGCCGAAATGCGCGTACACCAAGCGTTCGACCTCGAGCAACGGGATGGAAATCGACGAATCGAACTTAGCGAAGTCATTTTCGAGAAAATCACGCAGAATAGATGCCAGGTTGTCGTCACCGAGAACGAGCATCTGGAAGCGAGCGGGGTCGTTGAGCATCTGCATGAATTTTTCACCAAGATCAGCTTGGTTCATGCCACTGGTGTATGTGATGAAGTGATCAGCGCTCCAGACCTCGGCCAGGCGCTTTGAGAAGCGGTGGAACCAGGGGCCAACCTCGATGTTCACATCATCGGAGGCGCCCTGGATGGTGCGTGGTGCTTTGTCAGTGAACCCGTGCTCATCAGACAATTGCATCTTCTCATTAGCCTTGACAAAGGTCTTGCGGAGCCATGCTCGTCGGTTGGTGCGCGTGGCATAAGCCATGTTCTCACGGGCGAGGGTGTGCTGAGCCTGGCGAGCACCAGGAAATCGGGAATTCCACTCGCTGAAGCGGGTGGGTGTCTCAACCGATTTCTCAGCACCGGGGAACAACTGCAACAGGTGCGAGCGGACGAACTCTGTAAAATGCAGGACGCGGAAGTCTTGAACAGGCAGTTGCTGAGCGCACGCACGATTAGTCAGCGAAATGTACTCGTTCTGTTGGCAAGACTGGTAAACGACGGGGATGGCGCTGTTGAATGTGATAGCCGGACAGTAAAACTCCTGTGGATCAGGAGTGGGGTCGAATCCGAACCGGCGAGTCACTCTGGCATGATCAGCGAGGGGCCCAGGTTTCACCTGCGTGATGGTGGTGGGCACAGACCCTTGAGCAGCCAGGAAGATAGTGCAACAACGCGTAAGTGGAGTGATGCGCGAATGGCGGTACTCCGTGTGTGTTGGGTCGTGGCCAACAAGCACCTCGGGGGTGGATCTGCCACAACTACTGCACGGCTCCTTGCGTCGATATCTCCATTGCGCGTGGAAGAAGTAGAGAGCGAAGCAAGCGAGCACGAGTGAGGCGAGATCGGGATAGTAAAAGAGCCCGCGGAGAACGTTGTAGAACACGTTGGCACCGGCCATCAAAGCGCCATCAACTGGGCCGGCGTGCACCGGAGCTGCAAAAAGGCCGAGCACAATCGCTGGACCGAGAAAGAGGCGCAGATGGCGACGAGCGCGCAAGCCGGCAACGTGAA